AACAATTAAAACAAATTGACGAAGTTCTGCTTCTTGAACTTTTGGAACTTACGAGTGAGGATATTGTCGATGCTTTCTTGGATCGAATTGCTGAACGTGAAACATACATTCGACATGAAATTGAAGACGTATAAGGAAAAAGAGACTCTTAAGGAACGGGGCACTAAGCGCTATCAAGAACGCTTAGTCGAAGAACAGGAAGCAGAAGAAGAAATTAAACAATATAAGCACGAGAAAGAAGACACCATTGACAACGACACCCTCCCAACCATTTCGTAATAGTTTTTCCGAAAACATCTTCAAACTAAAATATGCCCAACGTAAGGATGAAACTTGGGCTGAACGTGCCCATGCTATTGTAGAAGATGTGACAGGCTCACGTTGGGGAAAGGCACTTCCCTTGATGTGTAAAGAAGATCGTGACCAACTGGAAGAATACATTCGGGAATTAAAGTTTCTTCCCGGTGGGCGGTATATTTGGTACGCAGGACGGGGATGGAGTTATTTCAATAACTGTTTCCTTCTGCGTGCTGAAGAGGACACCCGAGAGGAATGGGCTGCTCTTATGCACCGTTCTGTCTCATGCCTGATGACAGGTGGTGGCATTGGTTCAGACTATTCCCGTCTACGGGGTAAGGGACAGAAGCTAAGTAAAACAGGGGGTGTATCTTCTGGCCCTGTTCCTCTCATGCAAATGGTGAATGAGGCAGGCCGTGGTATTATGCAGGGAGGTAGCCGCCGATCAGCTATCTATGCTAGCCTAAATTGGGCACACCCTGACATTCAAGATTTTCTAGTGGTGAAGAATTGGGATGAAGAAACCAAAGCTCGAAAACTAGCAGACTTCAATTCACCCGCACCATTGGACATGACTAACATCAGTGTTAATTATGACGACGCTGCTTTTGGAAACACTTCTATTTTACCCGGTGAATACGGTTTAGCTACCAATCCTGTGTTCCTACAAAATGTCCGGCAGGCAATGGAGACAGGGGAACCGGGCTTTAGTTTCAACTTTGGAGATAAACAGAATGAAACGCTTCGCAATGCTTGCACTGAGGTTACCTCTGAAGATGATAGTGATGTGTGTAACCTCGGTTCTATTAATCTTGGTAATATTACTTCGTTGGATGAGTTCAAGTCTGTGGTGGCTCTTGCTTCCAAGTTTCTCGTATGTGGAACTCTCAGGGCTGACCTCCCTTATGATAAAGTGTACCGAGTTAGAGAAAAAAATCGTAGGCTCGGGTTGGGTCTTATGGGAATTCACGAGTGGCTACTCAAGCGTGGACACGGATACGAAGTAGTTCCAGAACTACATGAATGGTTAAAGGTATATGAACAAGAATCAGAAAAAGCGGCAAATGAGCACTGTGATAGATTTTACATTTCCAGACCAGTGGCTTACCGAGCTATTGCGCCCACAGGAAGTATTGGGATTTTGGCGGGAACAACAACAGGAATCGAGCCACTCTTTGCCGTTGCTTATAAACGCCGTTTCCTTACTGAAGGAACGAAATGGAAATACCAATTTGTCGTAGACGGTACAGCCGACCTACTCATCAAGGAATATGGTGTTTCTCCTGACAAAATTGAAAGTGCATTAGACCTAAGTAGTGACTATGAACGAAGAATCAAATTCCAAGCAGATATTCAAGATTACGTTGACATGTCAATCTCCTCTACCATCAATCTCCCAAGTTGGGGAAGTAAAGGAAATTCTGAAGCCGATGTGGGAAAATTTAGTGCCACTCTCGCTAAATACGCTCCGAGGTTACGTGGATTTACTTGCTATCCAGACGGAAGTAGAGGAGGTCAGCCCCTGACAAGTGTGCCTTATGAAGAAGCATTGAAGCATAAGGATGTTATCTACGAGGAACTCGACATCTGCGATATTTCAGGTAAAGGGGGTAGCTGCGGTTCATGAAGATTAAATACTCCAATCGTCAGGGTGAGACAATCACCCGTGACATTCAACCAGGTAATAAACTAGTGGGGCTTAGACTTATGGAATTTACAATTGAATCCTATGAAGAACATCAGGCATTACTTACAGATAGGGGTCGAGACTGGTTTGCACGAAATGTTAATTTCCGGCTCACTTCAAAGCCGGAAGTGAAAGAATCTAATTGGGGGAGTGATTGGGTAGATGATGGGTGTTGAATGACAACAGTAGCAGTTAATCGACAGCAAATAGCAGCAGACCGACAGGCCACCCACAATGGTGGTCTAAAGTTTAAAGTGAAGACAAAGCTAACAAGCTTTGAAAATCCTATATTCTACAAATATGCTTTTCATGTAGGACTCTCAGGAAACATCGGCCACTTCTGCGACATTCTAGATTTCTTTCTCGATCCAACCGGGCATAAAAAAGCCCCTGTCCTCAAAGGAGGAGAGGGGGTGATATTATCAGCAGATGGGAAGATTTGGACGTTTACTAATCCCACCATCTGGATTGGAGTGGATCAGCCCTATTATGCTATTGGCAGTGGGATGAACTTCGCTATGGGAGCTATGGCACAGGGTGCCTCTCCTGTAGAGGCTGTCCGACATGCCATGAAGCTCGATCCAATGTCAGGAATGGGAGTGACTAAAATAGACCTATAGGTTTCCTTCAAACATACTACGCTCTACTTTACGTCGAGCAACAAGGCCGGGAATCACCCGGCCATTGTCTTTGTTCCATCTGTCAAATTGTTTAGCAGCACCTATGTAGTCCCCTTGATTCAATAGTCGTAACAGGGTGGAGTCTTTAAAAGCACTCGCTCCAATGTTATAGACAAAGCTTACAAGAGCATCAAACTGGTGCTGTGCCAATGGCACCTTTACAAGATTGTTAACAGCCTTCTGTGCCCATGCCACATCGGCATAGAGCCATTGAGTTGCTTGTTCATTAGTACAGGACATTCCTTTAGTAACGGGAATGTCCTTTATTTTTGTCGTACCATACCCTATAGTCCACACGTCCCCTGTATCCAGATAGGAGTGTAGGACGCAGCCCTCATGTTCTTTGAGAGCTTCAATCCCATTATGGCTTAGTTGCATTACGTTGTTTCTCCATATTCCTAGAGCGCTCGAAGTTGTTATACCTGTAGATGGAACCTAAGGTGTCACTAGGAATCCCTTGCAGGCGTTGCTGCTTGCTCTTTCCTTCTGTAATACCTTCCTCAACAAGAGCATTCACCCATTGCTGTGGATCACCTTGCGCGGCCATATATTTATCCTTGAACTGCTCCATAGCCTTCTGCTTGGCTTCGTCTGGAAGCTGCCTATAGGCCCGTACAGCATCCTTTACAATTTGTTTACGCTCATCGGCCTTAGCCATGTTACGACGTTGATCGTTGTATTGGGTTTCATTCAAGAGAGACTCAGGCAGGGATGTAACTCCCCACTTGGAGAGGGTTTTATCCTGTGCTGTGCGTGGATTGCCGGGAAGCCCCGCTTGGGTTCCTGTGGATGCAATGTTGGCACCTGTAGCTTCATCTTCCATCATCTTGTCTCGTACAATCTTCTTGATTGAGTTGGGGAGATTGGTGATGAGAGCATTCTTAGCTGCAAGGCTATCCTGCTCCTTGGCAAGCTCATAGATGCTTCCCACACGCTTCCCTAGGTCTGTGGCAAATGGGCCAGCCACAGCTTCCGTGATCGACCCTGGGGAGGGAATGTTCACAGAGATACGTGAGCTTAAATCAGCACCAGTGGCGACAGAGAGAGCACCAGATTTAATCACTTCCGATGAAGTATAGGGGTCTAGAAGTAGCTCCCGAATGCTTCTACGGTTGCCTAGTTGCTCTGTGAGGTATTTGACAATGGTGTCAGCCGTGTCATAGCCCCAGATGCCCTTCACCCCACCTAGTGCAAACATAATTGCAGCAGCAGAAATAATGGGAACAGGATTGCCCCTAACAGCTTCCTTTCCTAGTCTACCTAGCTGACCAAATGCTCCGTGTGTGAAAGTGGACAGGCTTCCAGTTAGTTGACCCATCTTACCCAAGTCGGAATACACCATTGGACGTTCTCTAGGAGAATAGTCAATCATGGCTTCCTGTGTAGCGTTATACGCAGCAGAGAGCTTCTCCTGTAGGGAAAGCTCTGGATGCTTCTCCAGCATTTTGGAAATGGTGAAGAACACATAAGGCCGTGTGGTAACTTCCGGCAGGGTTCTATTCAAATCCACAGCATCATCAAACGCACGACCACGGGGGCCTTGTGTCTGCTTGGATATGTCCTGAAACTCTGAGAAGTGGCCCAGGCCCATATGCTCTGCATAGTCCAGCACAGTTCGGTCATAGGCACTAAGTGTGCCCTTTTTACCTGTTAGCTTTTCCTTTGACATTTCACCGAGC